TTTAAACCAACCGCGTACCTCATTTAAGATATCGCATGTTTCGCCATACATTTCCATACATGGAATCTGTACCTGTACAGGACGTGAATCAGTTTCACCTTTTACTCCTGCAAATGGTAGTTTGATCATCAAACGTTCTTTCCAAAAGAAAGTGTTTGACTCATCACCATCAGGTAAAAAGCGTAGAACACTTGTCTCGCCTTCTTTCATATTCCAAAATGGGAAAATTGCGTTATCGCCGCCGCTTGTTGAACCACCGCTTGTGCGTGATTCTTGCTCTTTTAGTTTTGCTCTTATTTCAGCTAATGATGCCATAGTTTTGCCTCCTTATATATTGCCTATTGCATTGTGCCTAAAAATCATATAGCACATTATGTACTATACGATAATATTTAGCAGAAGTCAACCTTTTTCTGCTAGTTTTTTGAATTAAATAGCTAGTCCAGCCATTTTTTTCAAATCATCCAGTTCACTTGACTCGTCTGTGCCATCGTGTTGTGGAATTCCTCTTGTAATTGGTTCTCCTGTTGTAGGATCTCCATCTATTCCTCCAATTGTATATCCTATTTCTAGTTTCATACCTGGTTGGATTTTGCTTGGATCATCTATATTGTTAATCTCTGCAATGTGTTGTATTGCTTCTTCGACGTCCATGCCTTTAAGTTCGTTTTGCATAAATCTTTTTGCGATACTGAACATAGTGTCACCTTGTTGTACAGTATATGTTCCAACATGATCTTCTTGCATAGTATCTTCTAATTCTTTTGCTTCTTCTTGTCCGATTGTTGGTTCCATTACAGTACCTTCAGTACTAGCAATCTGATCGCCCATTGCCATTAACTTTCCTAGCATTTCTTTATCGCCTTTGGCTTTGGCTTGTTTTATTAATTTTTCCCAAGTTTCTCTATTTGGGATTTGTAATGTTTTTGACCACTCGTCGTCGGTAGGTGTTAATGTTTCTACAGGATGAGTGTACTTTTCATATGTTGACATAATACGTTCTATAAATTGTTTTGCAGGATTAATGTACTGCTCGCCGTAATCTTTTTCTATTGCTGTTAGCACTGCTGTTTCACCTTTTGGAAATTGTCCAGTTTCTCTGTCAAACAATGATAATACAAATTCAGTGACTGGAATTTTTTCGCCGTCTACTTCCATTTCGTCTTCGTCATCATCTCTTGCTTTTTTAAGAGCTTGGGTGAATTTGTTACCTTCTTCTGGCTCGCTTTCTAAGCCTGATTCAACTACATCGTCTGCCCATGATTCAAAACTTTCAAAGTCATACTGTCCGTGATCCCAATCATCGCCACCGTATAGGTCTTGATATTCATCGTATGAACTTGGCTGTCCGTCATCATTGTCTTCGTCTTGATGATCTTCCCAAAACTCGTCAGCCATGTCAATTACACTACTGTATGTATCATGAAACTCGTGCATTTCCATGTCTTGTGCATCGTCGGCCATTTCTTTATATAAAGCAATATCATCAATGCCATATAATTCTTGGAAATTATCTTCGTGTGGATAATGACTTTCGCCTAGCAAATCCTCAGGACCAAGTTCTTTTGCTTTGGTCTTTTCATTTACTAACTTGTAGATATAAGGAAATACATCTTTTAATTCTTCATTAAACTGTCTAATAGTTAATTGATCAATCCAATTGCTTGCTACTTCATCTGGAACATCTTCTAGCACAGGTGTTTCAAAATTTTCAAATGCTGTTTTGTAATGTGTAGGTTTTTGAAGTTGTTCTATTGTTTTCTTGACTGTGTCAATTCTTTCGTACACAACATCCATGTAACCTTGTAAACCTTCAGCCATTACACCTGAGCGACCCATGTAATTTTTGAATTTACGTAGTTTGTTTAATTCTTCTGAAAGACTAACAATGTATTTGCCAAAATCATCATAAGCATTACCGCCTTCTGCTACATGACGTGCCATTGCTCTTGCACCATTCAAGTGTCTGTAAGGATATTTAAATCTTTCTCCTTGATCACTTTCAATGTAGATTGCTTCTACATGTTGTGTTCTACCATGTGCAAGTTCTTGGTTGACAGGCTCGCTGTGTCTAAGTGCAAGTCTTGCACTGCCAACATCTTGATAACTGGTCTTGCTTGTACCATACATCTTTGATTCGCTCATTGTTGTGTCTCCAGTATTATTCGCTAAAAATTTATAATCTCTGCGGTTGAGATTTGATTTAGTAATATCTCTTGTGTCAAAATTTAATAGTCTTTTCTTTGCAAAGTAACGTAGTTCTTTTAAAAATCCATACCATTTTTCTTTGGTAAACTTGTCTTGCCCTTCAACAAAATTGTTGCTGTACATAACACTTAGGCTTTTATCATCAACGCTTACACTTACTTTGCCCAAGTTTTTGTCGCCTTCTTTGAAGTCAAAATCAAAGAAACGTGCTTCTGACGGCACATTGGTAACAACTCCCTCTTGGTTACCTATTGTAACTGAAGGGAATCTACCTCTAATTTTGTTAAACAGCTCTTCGCCTATTAAATCTAAGTTTTTCATATTAGTATTTATCAATAGTTGGTGCTAATGAAGATTGGCATGGGTGGTTCGTAATCTTCTTCAGATTCCATGCTTTTGAATGTATTGTACACCCTTGGATCCCAATCTCTCAGCACACTCATAATTCTTATTACAAGTAGTGTAGCACTAATTAGATCATCTGTTTCACCTGTCTTTGCTTTGTACGTGCTACCTGTTGCTACAAATCCTTTAAGCTCACTGATCATTGCACCTGAACTAATTTTCATTTTATCATTTTCAATCATGGTTTTTAATCTGCTACACGCACTAATTTTTGTCGAATGTGTGGTATTAAATCCTTTGCGGAACTTGCGCACATGTCCTTTACGCATTGGTTCGGATACAAATAAACCCGGAATGTTCTCTTCACCAAAGTCATTTATTACAATTAGTGCAGCTTCTCCAATTGAATTATTTTCAACACTCCAGTATATGCCTTGAGGATTTTGCGTTTCATCTGCAATGTGGTTACAGATATCTGCAAGTATTCTTATTTGTCCGGTAATCGGTGTTGTATTATGACGCCACTCTGCTACCTGTTTGTAAGTGGGCAGTTCAAATACCTGTATTGCGGCATAGTCGCCGCCTGTTCCCATACTAGGATCAAGAGCTATAATATAAGTTTTGTCTTTTTGTAGTTTTTCATACCAACGTGTTTGACCCATATTCATCAAAGGATTGATTGGTTCAAGTGTTGCAAGTTTTATGGCATTTATAAGTGTCTCGTCAAATACCAAGAATTCACATTCATATTCTCTACGAAAACGTTCTTCACCTATGCGACCAAGTTCTTCATCTTTCCATTTTTCATCTCTGTCAGGATGTTCACTCCAATGACAAGTAAAACTATGAAAACCATTTATGCCTAAGTCTTGCTCATTTCCATGTTCATCATATTTTCTTTCTGCTTCTTTCCAAATCACAGCAAAGGTATCTTCATCTGAGTTTGGTGTGCTAGTAATAATTGCACGACCACCTGTTGCTAGTGTAGGAGATATTGAAGTCCAAAATTCATCTGCAATCGTTGGACTAACAAATGCAAACTCGTCACAGTATAGTAATGATATGGACATACCACGTCCTGTATTGCCTGTTGTAGTAGCACTTACAATACGCGAACCGTTTTCAAATTCCATTGAACCTTTATTGTAATTGACAACACCCGCTCTAATGTAGTCAGGACATAGTTCATACGCATATCTTACACGTTGCATAATTTCTTGCGCACCTGTATATTTGTGAGCGGCAATAAGAATAGTTTGGTCCGGATTGAACATAGCATACCATAATAGGTAGATAGCCGCACAGGTAGTTTTACCTGTTTGGCGAGGTAACATATTAATATTAAATCTGTAGTTGTGATAACTTTTTAGGAGGCGTTCTTGATAGTCATAAGGATCAAACAACAGTTTGCCTCTGACAGGATGCTGTATGTAGGCAAACTTTTCTGCAAAATATAGATAACCTGTGTCAGGATTCATACACTGCATTAGATCATTGATCTGTTCTTCAGTATAGGTTTCTCGTTGATTTGCTTTTTTGGTGAGAACACCGTCTAAACTTTTACTCATGAAAGTATTTAACCAAAAAAATAGCGCCTTTCGACGCTATTGATTTATTTGTTTTTAAGTTTTTCTTCTAATGCTTTGTACAGTTGTGCTTTAATGCTGTTTTCTAAAGCCATTGGATTGTCGCCGCCTGCTACAGGTGGATGTGATTTTTTCTTTTTATGAATACCACCTGATTGATACATGTAGTCGTCATCTTTGTATTCTTCATCTGGTGAATTGTCCCAACCATCTTCTTCGACTTCTTCATCATTTTGTCTAGGATCTTTTACTCTTATATCACCTGGGTTTTTGTTTGAGTTAGGACCACCTGATAGTTTAATAATATCCATCATATCACCGTAACCTTCGTCTGGTGAATTGTCCCATTCTTCGCCCCCACCGCATGGTGTATCTTCGCCGTGGTCTCCACCGCAAGTTGCACATGGCATAGGACCTTGTTTATGACTGTCAATATCTGTATGCATTGCATCGTGTGCCATTGGCATATCTATGTGCATATCTGCAACTGGCGCTGCATTTGGCATACCTGCATTTTTTAATATGCCTAATAGTTCTGCAAGTTCAGAAGCATTATCTGCTGTTATGTTCATACTTGCGCCTTCATTAATTTTTTTAGTCATATCATATTCCTTACTGGCATTTTGTTGCCCTACAATTTTTGCGTTTAATCTTTTTCCTTTGTTTGCAACAAAGTCTTGTAAATTCTTTAATGGACCATATCCACGTGTTACTGTTCCGTCTTTGTTAGGAATGTCAACATATGGTGTAGGATATTTTGCTTTCATTTGAGAAACATTCATATTTGCTATATCTGCTGGTCTGTTAGGAGCCATTTGTATGTATGTTTCTTTTGACACTTTAGGTGCTGTTGGTGCTGGACCACCTGCTGGGCCTCTTGTTCCATCATCTGGACCTGCATATCCGTTTGCTACACCTGCAGCGGCTGTTGGTACTGGACCACCTGCTGGGCCTCTTGTGCCGTCGCCTTGGTCACCTGATGCTGTTGCTCCTGTTCCACCAGCTGTTGGTACTGGACCACCTGCTGGGCCTCTTGTTCCATCATCTGGCCCCCTTGTAGCTTGAGTTCGTCCTTGGGCTGCTTGAGGTTGTGTTCCTGGATCACCATCTGTAGGTGTTGCTGGTGCCGAAGCTCTTGTTGCACTAGGGCTTGAAGCCATAGCTGCATTAGCTCTATTCATAATGGTTTGATATGCATCTGCATTACTTTGAGCCCAGTTGGTATTACCAAGTTGTGAAAGTAAATCGCCTAATTTTGCTTTTTGTTCTTCAGTAGCTTCACGTACTAATGATTCAGCTAGATTAATTGCTCCACGCATTGCTGTAATACTATCTTGATCTGCACTTGCTGACACAGTCTGTCCTCTAGGCATCATTTGATTAATTAAATCATTTAATTCGTCAATTAGTCTTTGTGTTTCTGCATCTGGTGCATTGGCTTGTGTTTCTCCTGGATCACCATCAGTTGGTGTAGGATTAGCTTGGGCCGTATCGCTTCCTCTTGTACCGTCACCTT